ACAGTAAGAATAAAGTAATACTTGAATCCTTCAGTAATCTAACTTTAGATCCAGAAACTGATAACTATATTGAAAAAGTAATCGGTAACCAATCTAAATCGATTAACACTTCAGAATCTCCAGCATTTATTCAAACAAGCGGAGAATATGTAAATAGATCAAAGTATATCAGAGTTTCTGCTGTAAATAGCCAAACACTTAACTATATCGGCAATGATGGTCAAATAAGACTAGGTTCACTTTCTGGTTCACTTCCGATTGCAGATTCTGGTTCATTCTTTGGAGCTACTGGTGATGTAGTAGTAGAAGGCGTAGCTAATAACTATTTCGGAGATATAGCAGGAAGAGCACAAGGACTTACTGGAGGTAACTACACAGATGCTATTTCATTACTTGGAAACAAAGACGAGTACGTATTCAATATCGTATCTACTCCAGGACTTACTAGAGCTAGTAACGGAACTCAAGTAGATAGTGTAGTATCACTTGCAGAAGATAGAGGAGATTGTATTGCTGTGGTAGATCTATCTAACTACGGTACTTCTGTTTCTAACGCAGCTGCCGCTGCCGATTCAGTAAATAGTTCTTATGCCGCTACTTACTGGCCTTGGTTACAAACACAATCAGCTACTGGTAAGAACGTATGGATTCCAGCATCAGTAATTATTCCAGGAGTATATGCATTTACTGATGGAGCTGCTGCACCATGGTTTGCACCTGCAGGTTTAACTAGAGGTGGAATCGGTGATGTTATTCAAGCAGAACGTAAACTTACAAGAACTCAAAGAGATACTTTATATGATGCAAACGTTAACCCAATTGCTACCTTCCCAGGAGCCGGCATTAACGTATTTGGTCAGAAAACATTACAGAAAAAATCTTCAGCATTAGACAGAGTAAACGTTCGTCGTTTATTAATCGATCTTAAGAAATTTGTAGGTGATGTTTCAAGAACATTAGTATTCGAGCAAAATACTACTACTACTCGTAATGCATTCCTTGGTCAGGTAAATCCTTACCTAGAGTCTGTAGTACAGAGACAAGGTTTATATGCCTATAGAGTAGTAATGGACGATTCAAATAACACAGCAGATGTAATCGATAGAAATCAATTAGTAGGTCAGATCTTTATTCAACCAGCCAAAACAGTTGAATTTATTGTACTAGACTTTACAATTGAGCCAACAGGAGCATCTTTCGGTGGATAATTTGATTTTTATATATTTATAATAAATTAACAAAATGGCAGTATTAGATCCAAATGAAATAATGTTTAGAGCTTTCGAGCCTAAAGTACAGAATAGATTCGTAATGTACATCGATAACATTCCGTCCTTTATGATCAAAAACGTAACAGCTCCAAACTTCGAAGACGAGGAAGTTAAACTCGATCATATTAACACATACAGAAAGATTCGTGGAAAAAGAGAATGGGGTAACATGGACATGACTTTATATGATCCAATCACACCTTCTGGTGCTCAAGCAGTAATGGAATGGGCACGTTTATCATACGAATCAGTAACTGGTAGAGCTGGATACTCAGATTTCTATAAAAAAGATCTAGTACTTAACGTATTAGGTCCAGTAGGAGATATTGTATCCGAATGGATTATCAAAGGAGCCTTTATTACTTCTATGGAACAAGGTTCATTTGACTGGGCTACTTCTGATGTAGCTGAATTAGGTATTACCGTAGCAATGGATTACTGCGTCCTTAACTACTAAAATATACCCGACAAGGTTAAAGGCCCTCCTTTGTGGAGGGTTTTTTTTTCGCTATATTCTTCGTATATTAACTTAAGTTTAAGAGAAGTTCAACTATTTATTAATAACTTAAACATCCTATATGAAGAGAGCACTAATTTTAGGCTTGCTGTTATTCGGGATGAATGCACAAGCCGCAACTGGCAACGACAACAAAGTCTTAGAGCTTAAAAAGAAAGCAATTTATTACGAAATTAAAGCTCAAGTCGAAGCCAAAGAGATTACATTAAAAGAGGCACAAGCCTTATGGCAGAAAAAAATTAAACACTTAAAGAAAGAAGAGGGTAAATAACCCTCTTTTTTTGTTGGTGTATATTTTTAAAGTACGTATATTTATATAAGAACTAGTTTTATATAATAAAATTTATGAGTACAGAAAATAAATTTCCATCGGAAATTGTTGAATTACCTTCTAAAGGTTTACTTTATCCTGAAGAATCTCCGTTAAGATCTGGAACAGTCGAAATGAAATATATGACTGCGAAAGAAGAGGATATTCTTACTAATCAAAACTACATTCAAAAAGGTGTAGTTATCGATAAGCTGTTACAAGCATTGATTGTTGACAAAAATATTAAGTACAACGAATTACTTGCTGGAGATAAAAATGCTATTTTAGTTGCAGCTCGTATTTTAGGGTACGGTAAAGACTATGAGTTTCAATATGCTGGTGAAAAACAGACAGTAGATCTATCAGCGATATCAAATAAGGAGGCTCACCCGGATTACCTGAATGCCACTAAAAATGAGTTTACTTTTAAAACTCCTACTACTGAAAACGTATTGACTTTCAAACTTTTAACTCATGGAGATGAGAATAAAGTACAGCAAGAAGTAGACGGGTTGAAGAAGATTAACAAAGAATCCTCAGCTGAATTATCTACCAGGTTAAAACATATGCTTATTGCTGTAGATGGAGATACTAAAGCTGTGAGAGATTTTGTTGATAATCGATTTCTTGCAAGAGATTCTAGAGCATTCAGAAAATATGTAGCAGATCTTAATCCGGACGTAGACTTAAAATTCTACCCTGAAGGCGTTGAGGAGGGCGTCGATATTCCTATCGGTATTACCTTTCTTTGGCCTGACGCCAACCTATAGAGGTAGTTTATTTTCTCAGATACATGAAATAGTGTTTCACGGTAAAGGCGGTTACGACTACCATACTGTATATAATATGCCTGTTTGGTTACGCAATTTTACTTTTCAAAAGATAAATGAATTTTACGAAAAAGAGGCAGAAGAAATGAAAAAGGCTTCTAAAGGTAAAGGAGGTAATTCCATGCCTAAAGGTCCTGCGATTAGACAGCCTTCTTATAGTACAAAGGCCTCCAAATAAAGGGGCCTTCACTATTTATATAAAAATACCTAAGTGGCTACACCGGAAGAAATTAAAAGAGCTAAAGAGCTAGAAGCTATAGAGGCGAGTAGAAGAGACATTGCAAGAGAAATGCAAGGTATAACTGCATCTCAAGCTTATACTCGTGATTCTGTATCTCAAGCTGCTTCCTTGACTGATTATGCCCGTCAGCTTACGGAAGAAATGAAGGAGCAGGCCGGTATTCGTAGAGGCCGAAGTGAAGTAGATAAATCTCTTTTAAGCCTATCTCAACAACTGCAGCAATCTGCTCAAAGAGTAACCTCAGAACTTGGTAATGAATATAAAGTTCAACAGCAGTTAGTTAAAGACAGAGAACTTCAACGCAAAATTGAAATTGAAATAGCTAATGTTCGTAACTCGATGGCTACTGAAAACTCGGCTAGAGTTGCAGAAATTCGTTCCATAGAAAGTGATATATCTAATCAGATACGAGAACAAAATTCTCTCAAAGCAAAACAAGAGGGTAATCAACTAAGATTAGCAGAACTTAAAAGAGAGGGAGGTCACCTTAATGATAAGGAAATAGAAGATTTAACTAAAACTATTGAGTTAGATAAAACTAAACTCGAAAATTTAGACCAAGTAATTGCTAAAAGGACGGATGAATTAGATATAATTAAGGCCTCTACTCCTGCTTCTGAACAAAGATTAAATACCCTATATAAACAACTTGATACTATAACTGATATTCAAGGAATACGTCAAGCGGAATTACAAACACAAAGGGAAATTACTAAAGCTACCGGTGTAACAGGGGCAGTAGTAGGAGGTCTTGGTGGTATAATGCAGCGCCTTGGAATGAGATCTGGTATTTTTAACCAGGCCATGGACGATTCAAAAGAGGCCATGGAAGCAATGGCCGGCGAAGGGATAAAAGCCGGTAAAGCTGTTAGTAAGCTAGCAGTAGCTATGAAAGGTGTGGGTATACTTGCAGATGCTGCATCAAAAGTTTTAAGTGATCCAGCGGTAATAGTAGGTGCAATAGTAGATGGATTCTTTAATCTCAATAATGCAGGTGTACAGTTTGGTCAAATGACCGGACAAGCAGCAGATGCAATGCACGGTGTAAGTACAGAGGTATCAACTGCTGTTGATTTATTAAATACTGCTACTGGCCTAACTAGAGAAATAGGCTTAAATGCAGCTGCTATTTTTTCTCCTCAACAAGTCGGACAAATATCAGATGCAGTAACACTCCTAGGTTTAGGAGAAGCAGCCGCAGGTCGTTTAGGCTTGATGATGAACATTACAGGTAAGTCTGCTGATCAATTAGGAGAATCGGTTTACGAAACTGTAAGCGGGTTAAATGAAGCAGGTAAATCAGCAGTAGCACCACGTCAAGTACTAGATGATGTATTAACAGCATCAGAGGATATCACTTTATCTTTAGGTAATAATGTAGATAAGTTAGCTGATGCTGCAACAGCAGCAAGAAGGTTCGGTATGAATTTATCTCAAGTTGACAAAATAGCTGAAGGATTACTTGACTTTGAATCATCTATAGAAGCTGAACTAGAAGCACAACTACTTACCGGTAAAAATATTAATATGGCTAAAGCAAGAGAGTTAGCATTAAGTAATGATCTTGCAGGACTAGCTAAGGAACTGGAAAGACAAGGAGTATCAGCAGTAGAGTTTTCTAAAATGAATAGAATACAACAAGAAGCTACTGCAAAAGCTCTAGGTATGAGTAGACAAGAACTTTCTAAAAGTTTACTTACTCAAGAAGCTCAAGCTAATATGACTGAGGAACAATTAGCAGCAGCAAGAGGAGTAACATTAGAAGAGTCAAAAAGAATAAGCATTCAGGAGAGGTTACAAAAGGCTATCGAAAAATTACAGTTAGCTTTTGCACCAGTTCTTGAAGCTGTAGTTCCGATTGTAGAGACAGTGTTAACTTTGGCTGAACCAATTTTAGCCGCAGCTGGAGGTTTAGGTAAGTTTCTTGCTAGTTTAATTAAAATTAAACCTATAATGTTTGCGCTCAAAGGAGCAGCAATAGCATTTAGTGCTGTATTTGCAGGAAAAACTCTTACTAATGCAATTGCTAATTTAACAGGATTAACTGCTAAACAAGTTGCATATAATGCAGCAGTAACAGCAGGTTATTCCGATGCACAGATTGCTTATGGCTTTGCCGGTAAAGCAGCTAAGGATTCAATCAAACTATCAGGCTTACAAACAGCAGCAGCAAAACTCCAAACAGCCGCCCAGACCGCCTTAAATTTTGTAGTAGGGTTAGGAGCTAAACTTGTTAAGGGATTAGGTAATGCTTTTCTTTATTCTGTTCGCGGTATAGGTATGGCTACTAAAGCTCTAGGCTTGAACAGCTTAGCACAAAGTGCTTGGAATTTAGTTACTAAATATGGCTCTAAACTAATGAAGATTAGTGGCATAGAGTGGTTGGCACAAAAAGCAAGGGTAATGGCTGATACTGGAGCTAAATTACTCAACTTTAAAGCAACAGCGGCAGTAAATACTGCCAATACCGCTGCAGGACCAGCCGCTGCAAAAGCAGCAAGCGGGTTTGCCGCAGCCGGTGCTGGATTAGGAGCATTTGGTGCAGCAGCAGCACCTGCTGTACCTATTATATTAGCTATAGGAGGAGCATTACTTATGGCTTCACCGGCTATATATGCTTTAGGTTTAATGATAACTGGTCTTGCTGAAGTGATTGGCAACGTATTAATGAAAGCATTAGAAATGCTTCCTAGTATTATAGATGCAGTAGCACAAGGATTCGTTACTATGCTTGGAGCTGTAACGTTAGAAAAAGTAGCAGCACTTGCATTAATGGGACCTGCACTTATGTCTGTAGCCGCAGGGTTAAGTATACTCAGTGCTAGTATGTTTACGGCTATCCCAGCTATAGGAATGTTAGGAGCGATAGCCTTAATGGGACCAGGATTAACATTAGCTGGTGAAGGTATATCGAAAATGGCGGAAGGAGTTGCTAAATTATCCGCTGCTATTGAGTCTTTAGAAACAGAAAAACTAAAAGAGGTTAAAGATTTAGTTATGACAACTGCTTTAGCCGCTCCTGCAGTAGCAGCATCTGGAGCAATAACATCATTGATTCAGGGTATTACCGGTCAAGGTGGAGATAACACTGATGCTAAGTTAGATGAACTTATTGCTGCAGTAAGAGAAGGACATATAGTTGACATATATCTAGATGGAGAAAAAATCAGCCGACAGCAGGCTTTAACTGCTACTACACTTTCTTAATTAACTATTTATTAAAAAATAATATACCATGGATCACGGAATTTTAAAAAATCAACTTGCTCAGTCCAGCTTAGGACTTAAAGGTGCTACTCCGGCTACTAGACCTGGAGCTAATCCTGGCTCACAGCTACATGCTCAAGAAATTAACCCTACTATCATGAAAGCTGATCATTCAGTACATGATTTGGATGGTGCTACACCAGGGAAGTATTTAGATAATCCACCTGCATAAATAAATGCCAGGACAATACGGCAAACCGTTAATTACTCAGAGAACTGATCTTAAAACTCTGAAGTATACTACTGTATATGATAGTGGACATACAGTAGGCAAGGATCCGTATGTAACCAAGGCAATCCCTCAACAGTCCATAGAAGAAACATCTCCCGGTGTTTTTGAAGGAACAACTACCGGAGAACCAAGACCGGAAGCTTCTAGTATTATTGGTGCTCGATTAGACGATGTAAAACGTTTATCGAGTTTACTGAAGTTAGATAGCCCAGTAAGAGGTACTGGTATAGGAGGAGTAGTAGATGGAAGTGGGAACGGTCTAATAAGATACCCTAAAAAGAACACAGTAAAATTTGCTACTAATCAAGCTATTTTAGGACAAACTCCTAAACAGATAGCTATGACTATAGGATCAGCTCTAGCGCAAGCTCCTGTAAACGGTACCGGTACTCACTTTACTCATGGATTTGTAGTCGATACATACTTAAAGAAAGATGTATCACAAAAAACAGCTTTAGGTAGATTTCTAGCAGAACAATTAGATATAAATGCCTTTCAAGGAGCTCCTCTTGCGTTAACCGGTAAGACTATAATTCCCAATAATGAAGGTCAGGAAAATTTTAGACCACATAGAGATAGTGATCTAGTAAAACTCAACAGCAAATACGATCTATCAGAGGGAGCCACAGACTTCTCTACTACTCTACTAGATAAATTAAGGGTTAATCCTTATGTAGATACTGTAGCAAGAGGTTTTGAAGCTTTTGGTATAGACCTAGTAGGTAAAGCCGGTCAGCTACTAAAGGGTAAAAAATCTGTAAATGACAAAGCAGCCGCCCAAGGAGAAAAGCCTAAGTTAGGTAACATTTTCAAATTAAAAGGAGATAATTTAGGTCAAGAAAATTTTCAACCACTTACCCCTAGTAACCTAGCAGATCAGGAATCAGACGAAATCCACGATAGTATTCAATCGAATCTTAAAGGATCAAAAGATCCATCTAACCACCTTACTACTGGTGCTGATGATCTTGAAGGAAGAACTTTAGTCAAAGGAGGTCAAAAGCGAGTTATAAGAGAAAATAACGGTGGAAGAGGATTTACACCACAAACACCAGATTTCTTATCCAAAAAAGAATCTGAACAAACTATTAATGTTAACGGTAAGGAAACTCCACTTAAACCAGACTTAGGCGATAATCCTGGATTAACTCCTGAGCAGATAAGTGATCAAACAGTTACAACCCCTGCTCAAGGTTACAATGAAAAAGAAGTAAACAAACTTGCTACACAAGAGGCAGATACTGTGAGTGACTTATCAGATTTAGCTGCCGGTTCTAATCCTCGAGGGCCTTCTACTACTGGTCGAATAATGCCTCAAATTGGTCCTGATGGCGTTGCAGAAGGTGAATTTAGAACTTTTGTTGATAATGACGGCGGAATTACAGGTGTAGTAGAAAGAGAATACGATCCAAATAATCCCTCTCAGTTAAAGATGTACCTTCAGGATCAACCTGGTATAACTGAATCTGAAGATCTTAAAACTGAATTAGGAGGTCAAGTTTCTAGCGGTGATACTAGTACTGGTAGAATAACTAAACTTATAGATTTTCGTAAAGTTAGGAAATACGGAGTAAATGCAGGAGTGCACGGTAAAACGGAATCTATTGGACCAGACTCTAACGGCTATAGCTCGAATACACCAACTGATCTTCTACCTGATTATACTACTCAAGAAGTAGGTGTTAGATTAAAATATGCAAAAAAGGGGCAAGCTGATTATGTAAATGCTACTGATATAATAGATGCAAGTATAGAGGATAGTTTTATTACTGCTACTGAAAATTATTTTGATAGTTTTGAAGGAGATATTATACCTTTTGAATTTAATACTATTACTCCTAATAAGCAGCAATTTTTATTCTTTAGAGCGTTCCTAGATGATTTCTCGGATAATTATACAGGGGAGTGGAACGGAGATAGGTTTATTGGAAGAGCAGAAGAATTCTATACATACCAAGGCTTCAGTAGAGATATTGCTTTTAGCTTTAAGGTAGCAGCTTTTTCAAAAGAAGAATTAGTACCCCTCTACAAAAAACTTAATGCATTAGCAGGGTCTACTGCCCCAACATACGACGGAACAGGTAATTTTATGAGAGGTACTTTATGTACTTTAACTCTTGGTGAATATTTGGACAGACAAGATGGATTTATAACTAAAGTAGGGCTAACTTGGGAAAAAGGATATCCATGGGAGATAGATTTGTTCAATGAAAATGTACCTAAAGTACCGACTATACTTAACGTTTCAGTTTCATTTACTCCTATTCACAACTTTAATGTAAAATCTGATCTTAATTTTGAAAATTTAGAACAGTATTTCGGAGCTAACTTTATTAAGAGAGAACCAGTAGAAAGGGTAAGCACAGTTAAACCAAGACCTGCTACTGTTTCAACAAGACCTGAAGCTGAAATTCCGAAAATACCAAAGTCTGAACCTGTAGCTACCCCTGTTCCTACTCTAACTCCTACACCCCCCGCTCCAGTAGCTCAGAAGATAGAAACTCCTATAGCTAAAACTAACACAGTACAGCCTACGACTACAGGAATTGATGGAGCACAAGTAGGAAGTAATTTAGATAAATCTAAAACTCCCTCAATAAGAAAAGTTAATACTGGATTTACTAAAAAATTTAATTTAGTTGATTCTGGTAGAGCAACAGATACTGGAGAATATTTTGCTACTTACACATACGAGGAAAAAGGCTCTAGAGTTCAAGGCGAAGGAGACGGGTATGATAGTAATAGTGTTACTCTAGCCCAAAGAAAAGCAAGACAGGCAGCATTAGCTGATTTTAAACAACAGAATGGCGGTTAGATACAAAAATAGTAAAAGGTTAACCACAGCCGAAGGTAGACGTTATAAAACTAACGCAGTGTATCCTAGTATTCCATATGGAGAACAGGATATCTACATTATTACTACTTTAGGAGATAGGTATGACCAACTTGCCCAGCAGTTTTATGGAGATAGTAGTTTATGGTGGATTATAGCTATTGCTAATAATTCTAAAAGAGATGGACTACTTACCGAACCTGGAATACAGTTAAGGATACCTGACAATCACCAAAGTATAGTGAGACAGTATATTGACCTTAATAAAAACAGGTAATGTCTAAGAGAACAGGAGATCCAATTCCACAATTTATAATTCCTCAGTTAGAAAGAAGAGAAGAGGTAAACGATAAGAATGGTCAAAATTCAAGAAAAGCATACCGTCTTAACGCTAATTCCGCATGGGTAAAACTTAGATCAAGCGTCAACTCTATAGATTTAAGTGACTTATCAGAAAGTGACTCTGTAGATGAAGCCAGTTTAAAAATTGAAAAAGCATTAGAGTTAAAAGGTTCTAGTAAAATAGCTGAAACTTTTGTTCTCATAGGCGGTACTCAGAGTACTAATAGTGACCCTCGTTCCGGTGTTAATAAGCGTCCTAATGTTAACGATGATAAGTTTGCTTATAATAATTTTTCTGATGAATACGGATTAGGATATAGACCTATGCCCGGTATAGTAAATTTAGACGTTCAATCAAAAGGAACTTACGGTACTTTATTAGAGGCAACTGTCGACTTTAAAGTATATTCTCTGCAGGATTTAGAAGTTTGTGAAAAAATTTACTTTAGACCAGGTTATACGGCACTTTTAGAGTGGGGCCATAGTGTTTATTTGTCTAACGATAATAATATTGTTCAAGCTGGTCCCGATTCTACAATCTCTGACGAATTTTTCTTTAGTCCTAAACATTTTAACGAAATTGATGCAGAGATACAGTTACTTAGGCTTACTAGTGAAGGTAACTACGATGGACTTATAGGGTTTATAACTAACTTTTCTTTCAATTTAGATACAGACGGTTCTTATAACTGTACAGTAAAGATTCTCTCTAGAGGTGTTGTACTAGAAGGACTTAAACCCAGTATTACCTCAGATCATAGTCAAAAAGAAGATGAAGAAGAAGCAGAAGAAGATTCAAGAAAGTTTAGAAGCATTTATCACTATATTTTTGACGCAATTGCTAGCAAAAACCCAGAAGGACCTAATTTATCGTTAAAGGAGCTTTTAGAAAAAGCTAAAGAAAAAGAACTAGCAGCCAAATTACCTCAGGATTACGATATTCAAATATTTGCTTACGAAACAGATATAACCGGTCATTATTTAGGAGAAGAAGTAGATGAAATACCTTTAATGTATTTAACTATTGGTGACTTTTTAAGATTACTAAATGCGTTTAATTCGTTAGGAAGTCCATCTACTACTAAGGTAGTAAATGAAGTTATAGATTACATTACAGATCCAGAGAATAACACTAAGCCAGATACTTCTACTAAAGCTTATGTACCTTTCGACACTACACCCGGTAATAAGTTTGCAACATTTCCAGATCATGTATCATGTGATCCTATAGTAGCACTTCCTCCTGCTTTACCCACAGGAGATTCTGGAGAAGTAGCTGGTCAAAAAGGAGCTGTAGGTTGGTGGGAAGGATTTGTAACTTGGATAGGTTCTGACTATTATATTAAGTCAGCAGGTGAAGTATTTAAAGCATGTACTTTAGATAAATTACACCCTGCTATGCAAAGCTATGCCACAGCTACAGGAGTTGATGAAGTTTTAAATATTTTTATTTCAACTTTCGCTATAGAAAAAGTTTTAGACAACATACTTACTGGTACTCAAGATGAAAACGTAGGTATATACCAGGTTGTAAAAAATATACTTGATTTAGTTAGCAGCGCACTTGGCGGTGTTAACGAATTAGACCTGTACTATAATCATACATCTGCTCGCTACCAGGTAGTTGATAGAGGTTTCAAACCACCTGGAGAACTTCCAGTTATTAACATGTCAGGACTCAGAACTACGGTTATGGATTTATCTATCGATAGTACCATTTCTAGAGCTACTTCTACTCAGGTCGCAATTGCTGCCCAAGGTAATCAAGGTAACTACAAAGAAAATTTAGATGTACTTTTAGAATGGAATAGGGGTGCTATTGACAGGCATATGGACGTGAAAGCTATAGGAGACTCAGAAACAGATGAAGACCTTGCTAAAAAGAAATCTAAATATCTTAAAAAACTTATAAAATTTTGGGATAAGTGGAACGATAGAGGTGCTTTTACAGATCAGGATTATGAAACAGAAAAAATTGAAGCTTTACGTTCTGAAATAGCCTCTGATATGCAAAAACTTAAAAGACATTTTAACCTTAAAAATGGAAATAGACCTACAGGAGTCGTTCCGGTAGAATTGTCGTTTAAGCTTTCCGGTATTCATGGGTTTATTATTGGTACCTCATTTAAAATTAATAGAGGGCTACTACCATCGAAGTATGACAACTGGGCTTTTATAGTTACTGGTATAAATCATTCGATTACAAATAATAAATGGACTACAGATATAAAAACTCAATTCTTCCCTGATCGTACTTCTACCGGAACTACACAGAAAAAGATAAAAGATGAAGGAGCTAATATTCAAAGGTCTGAACCTACAGTAGGTACTAATCAAGTAGAGGAAATTCCCAACGATCCTAATGAAATACCTAACGCTACTAGATTAAGACAGGTTATGTCCGAATTAGGGTATAGTGAAAAAGGCTCAGAATTAGCTAACGGTGGTGATATAACCAGTAAAGCCGCTGATATGGGAGCTGCAGTGTTTAGAACTATAAAAGCAGAAGTACCCGCCATAGAGTTAGTCGTAACAGGAGGAAATGACAAATATCATCAAACATTAGACTATAATAGTAGACACAAAAAAGGTACTGGATTGGACTTTGTAATATCTCCTGCTACTCCACAGTATATTAAAAAAGTATATAGTATTCTACAGGGATATGCTGCTGGTAATAACCCTAATTTTAGATTTATTAACGAATATGCTAACCCTACAAAGGCAGCCACAGGTAGACATTTCCATATATCATGGGGTAACGGCACAGAAGGTAATGCTGAACTTAAAAAAGCGTTAGCTATTAGAAGTAATAAAGGAATAAGACAATATTACGTATAATGGAATACTTACCTAAACATAAAAAAGCATCTAAAGAAAAACTAGAATCTCTAGGTACAGAATTATTTGATAAAGTGACAGGTTTACCTTATCGAGGTCAATTTGTACAAGATTTTTTAGGGCGTGCATTTAAAGGAAGTAAATTAAGTGCATCTGCTGAACAATTAGAAGTAAGATACTCAGATTTAAGATCAGATTCTCAAAAATACGGTAAAGGAGCAAGGTCTACTGGCCCTAACGTAGCTAACGGTCAACTAGCCGCTAAACTTTTTATATCTGAACCAGTACAACCTAGTCCTCAAGATTATGAAAAAGGTACATTTCCAAGATACTTTTGTAAAGACGCTCGTACAGGTAAAATAATAGAAGTAGGAATAGATAATTATAAAGCATTAAAAAGTCAAAGTAAATTAAATAGACGTACCCTCAAGATAGAATGGTATGTTACTGGAAATCCTGAAGATGAGATTATAAACGGATATCTACATCCAGGAACAAAAGCTAAAAATTTAGACGTAATAGCCCAGGCAGAAAAAGTTTTACCGGGAATAGGTGAACAAATATTAAAAGACCCCTCTCAGTTTGTAGTTAAGTAATTTTTTCTTACTTTTAAGAAAAGGTTATTAGTGTTTTATATAGTTGAACAAGAAAGTAAGTTAGAAAATTTAGAAAGGTTAGCTAGGTTAGGCCTGTATGTTGATGTTATTTCCACTAACGATAACTACCACCCTAAACTTACCTCTACAGTAGCTGTTTACATTAGACCTTTAAATAGTAAACACGGCTATATTATCCCGGTAGACCATCAAGAAGGTATTAATATACCAAAAGATCGTGTTTATAGTATTTTAAATAAAGCCAGTATACTATATACAGTTAACAAGAAAACCCTACTGTATTACTTTAATTTACAGGCTTCCATAGACTTATCTCTTCTTTATTCAATGACTAAATATGATAAATTAGAGTATTCTAAAGAGGGATCTACGTTAAGTTACTTTTATAACAAATATAAAGACACTTCTTTCATTAACAAACTTATCCCTCTTAGTAAACTTTATGAATCCAGTGAAAAAGTTTTTGATAAAGTAAAGCATGTTATAGACTTTGAGATCCCTGAATGTTTTGAATTCTACAATTCAACGGCTACTAATGTATTTTTCTTACTTGAGCAATCCGGATTAGGAATCTACTATGATAATTTCGTTAAAATGTTTAAACCTCGCGATCCTTTATTTAATATAGTAGATAATACAGTTTTAACTTCATACAATTTATACAATGTTACATCCAGACCTACTAATGCTTTTAATAGCGTTAATTTCGCTGCAATACCAAAATCTGAAGAGCATAGAAAAGCTTTCAGACCTCAAAACGACTACTTTGTTGAGTTTGATTTTGACGGTTATCACCTTCGTTTACTTTGCGATGAGATTGACTATCCGTTGACTGACGAATCTGCCCACAAACAACTTGCAAGACAATATTTTAATAAATCTGATATAAATGAAGACGAGTACCAAGAAGCAAAGCAAATTAACTTTCACGCAATTTATGGCAAGATCCCAGAGAAATGGGCACAACTTGAAATCTTTACAAAAATTGATAGCTTTATCCGAGACCTTTGGAGACGATATGAAGATGACGGAAAAATCCTGGCACCTATTTCTAGAAAAGTATTTGACAGAGGATTAAAAGATATGAATCCTCAAAAACTTATGAACTATGTAATGCAATCGTTGGAAACTTCTAGAAATATACTTATATTAAAAGATATACTAAAGTACCTTAAGGACAAACGTACTAAAGTAGTACTTTATACATACGATGCTTTATTATTTGATTTTTCAAAAGAAGATGGTAAAAACACTTTAGAGGATATACAGAAAATTTTAGAATCTAACGAAAAATACCCAGTAAAATTTAAATACTCTAAAGATTTCGTTTTATAATAAGAATGATATTTATATATGATTGATACAGTTACAACAACGGCTTTTGATTACGACCTAGAGCCAATCCATCTCAATGAAGATATGAGCAACAAATTATTCTGTACCTTTGCTTCAGAAGACACTTTAGATAGTATACTCGAAGAAATTCAAGAAAGGTATAAAATTATATATAATAAAATATTCGTACTATATTCAAAATCTCAAAACGAATATATATGTACGTATAATGTTGATTTTGGAAATGTAGGAACATTTCTAGATAATACTATTTTAGTACACCGTAAAAAAGAATCTAATACCCTTTACACAATTAATGCCCTTAATACCCTTATTAAAGAGTTAAACGGTGGTGTATTAGATACTTCCTATAGAGTAAATTGGTCTGATTACCGTAACTGTATACTTCTTACAAAAGGACCAGAACTTAAAAGAGTTAACACCAAACTTTTTAGGATTATAGAGTTGGAATAACGAAAAGTTATTCTTATATTACTTAATAAACGTTATAATAAATTAGTTATATGGATTTAAATGCTATACGCGCAAAGCTGGATTCGTTAAATAATAATGGCCAGCAAAGAGAGAAAACAGACTATTCCACTATTTTTTGGAAGCCTGAACTAGGTAAGCAGACGATTAGAATCGTACCTTCTGCTTTTGATCCTGCATTTCCGTTTAAGGAATTAAAGTTCCACTACGGTGTAGGAAAGTACCCTATGGTAGCCTTATCAAACTTTGGTAAGCAAGACCCTATCGAAGAGTTCGTAAAAGAACTTAGAAAAACCAACGATAAAGATAATTGGTCTTTATCAGGTAAACTTAACCCTAA